CATAAAAGTTCACACACACTCTCTTGGTAAAATTGGTGTACCGGATAAGCGTTACCGCTGTCGGAGTAGTTGAGCGTTACCGCCGCTGCGAAACCTAACTATTACCGATAAAGAAAAGAGTTGCTATGTCTGAGTTCATCCGAACCCAGCAAGAGGCACGCGCTAACCTGACAATGCAGATTCGTGAAGTTTTGGAATCTGCCGAGTCTGAGGGTCGTGGCCTTGATGTTGCTGGTTCAGAAAAGATTGATCGTATTGAGGCTGACATTCGCCGTGCGGATGCTGCTATTGAGGTTGCTACCCGTAACGCACAGCGTGTCACTGAGGCTGAGGAAGCATCACGCGGGTTCGCCCCTGTAAGTGCTGAGTCGCGTTCCTCGGATGACATTCTGCGTTCCATTGGTCGTGGGGAAACTCGTAGCCATGAGTTTGAGCGTCGCACTACGTTGGTGCCTTCTGCTAACACTGTCCCTAAGTCATTTTATGATGGCGTGTTTGATGTTGCCCGTTTGGTTGGCCCGATGCTTGAGGTTGGAGAACGTTTCAACACTACGTCTGGTGAAGACCTTACAATTCCTACACTGACCGCTTATAGCTCTGCGGTGCTTTCCGCTGCCGGTGCTACTATGACCGAATCTGAGCCTACTTACGCGAGCATCACTTTGGGAGCCTACAAGTATGGCCTTCTCATCGCGGTTGCTTCCGAACTGGTAAACGATGCAGGGTTCGACCTTGAAAGCCACCTGGCTAACCAAGCTGGTAACGGTCTTGGTACCGCAGTAAACTCTGCACTCACCATTGGCGATGGTTCGTCCAAGCCTCAAGGTGTTGTTGTAGGTGCTGCTGCTGGTGTAACTGGTGCTGCTGCTGCTGCTGGTGCGTTCACCTCGGATAATTTGATAGATCTCGCGTACGCCGGAGATGGGCTTATTAGATCCCTACCTGGAACGGCTTACATGGCGTCCGGTGCAGCTATCGGTGCAATCAGGAAACTGAAAGACACTGCGGGAAATTACTTGTACACGGTTGGTATCGGACAGCCGGACTCGTTTGCTGGGTTTGATGTTATCGAAAACCCAAACATCGCCGCACCTGCTGCTACTGCAATCAGCGTGCTGTTCGGTCACATGCCTTCGTACAAGGTGCGTATGGCTGGCGGCCTCGCGGTTGCTTCCTCGTCGGACTACGCGTTCAACAAGGATACGGTTACTTACCGTTTCTCAATGCGTGTTGATGGCAAGATTGCTCACGCGTCGCATATCCGTAAGTTCACTGGTGGGGCTGCTTCCTAAGAGTTAGCTTTCACGGGGAGCCCCTGGCCTATACGGTTGGGGGCTTTCCCCTTTAACGGGTAACGGTTGGCGCGGTAAACTAGAGACTGGAGGCTCCCACTATGACTATTGAAAATCCCTACGCATCTTTGTCCGATGTGAAGGCTGCGCTACGAATAACAGACACCGTCGATGATGCTCTGCTGGAGATAAGTATTGAGGCGGCTTCCCGTGAGATTGATGGGTGGTGTGAACGGGTTTTCTACTCCACTAACGCTACCCGCGTGTACAGGCCTGATGTGGACAACGTGGTGCAGATTGATGACTGCCAGAGTGTGACCACGCTAAAGACAGACACGGCAGGCGATGGGACATATAACCAAACTTGGGAGACGACAGACTATGAGCTGTCCCCCCTGAATGGCCTTGTGGGAGGCGTGGAGACACCTTTCTATGCTGTACGGGCTACGGGAGACTATGCGTTTAATGACGGCTCATATAGTGAAGCCTCTGTGCAGATTGTGGGGGTGTGGGGGTATGCGACAGTCCCGACTGCGGTGAAGCAAGCGTGCATTATTCTTTCCATGCGCCAGTTCAAACGGTACGACAGTCCCACGGGTGTTATGGGGTTTGGCGACATGGTGATGCATGTGGGCCGTGTCGATCCTGACGTGGAAAAACTTTTGATGCCGTTTAAGAGGATGATGACCGCGTGAGCATTGACACGATACGGGATGGGCTTGCAACAAACTTGGCGACGATTAGCGGGTTACGCACGTCTGCCGACCTGCCAGATAACCCTTCCCCACCTATTGCCGTGGTGCAGCTGAATAGTATTCAGTATGACCAGGCTATGCAGGGCGGGCTTGTCGTCTACAACTTTACGATTACTGTCATTGTGGGGCGCGTGTCGGAGCGTACTGCACAGAACCGGCTGAACGCTTATGCCTCCACAGGTAGCGGCGGGATTAAGGCCGCACTTCAGTCGGATAAGACTCTGGGCGGTGCAGCGTACGATGTGCGTCTCTCGGAGATGACAAACGTGGGTGCGATAAACTTAGGGGAGCAACAGTACATGGCCGCGGAGTTTTCCGCAATAGTTTATTCGGATTAAAGGAGCCTATTTTGGCAAAGTTCGCAGCAACAGATTACAGCATTACCATCGCCTCTGAGGATTTGAGTGCGAGCCTTGCGTCTTGCACACTTGGTATTAGTGTGGATGATTTGGAGACTACAAGTTTTGGGAATGACAGCCGTACCCGTATTGGCGGGTTAAGGGATGCTACGTTGCAACTCGATTTTCACCAGGATTTTGCGGCCTCGGCTTTGGATAGCGTTATTGAGCCGCTGATTGGTACTGTGGTCACGGTGGTTATTCTTCCTACATCTTCGGCGGTTGGAGCGGCGAACCCCTCGTATAGTTTTTCGGCTTTGGTGTCAGGTTACTCACCTTTTAGCTCCTCAGTCGGCGATTTGGCCACCACTTCAGTTAGCTGGGCAGTTACCGGGGACATTACACGCGCCGTAGCCTAATCCGCTATGCTCTAGGGTATGAACTTTAATTTCCTAGTAACGTTTTTGGATGGTACGTCTTGTGAGGCTAACGGGGTTGCTACTGACCTTGTGGCGTATGAGGGCGAATATAACGTGTCTGTTTCGACTCTTGCCCGTGATGGAAAGATTACGCACCTTCTTTGGTTGGCGTGGCATGTGTTGAAGCGTACTGGTGAAACAAAGCTTACGTTTGCTAAGTGGGTTGACCTGGTGGATTCGGTGGAACCTCTCGACCCAAAAGCTTAAAGGGTTTGGGGGATTCCTCAGCCCATTGGTTGTTCGCTAATCTTGCGATTCAGACGGGGATTAGTCCACGCGAGTTGATGAGGTTGTCGCCTCGCATGTTGTGGACCTTGCAGCGTGCTTTGGAGTCGCGGGCGCAGGAGTCTAATAGGCGGGGTAGGGGTAGGCGGTAAACTGGGGGGGACGGTTTGGAGCCCTTTTTGTTGTCTACGAGTATGCGCCCTCAAGGGGTGGCCCAGGTAACAAGAGAGTTGCGTGGTGTTGATCGTGCCTCTTTGAACGCGCTCCGTAAGGCTATGCGTGTAAGTATCATGCCGATTGCTAAGGAGATTGCTGGCACGGTGCCGTCTGAGGCTCCTTTGTCGGGGATGCAGAATCATGAGGGCGTTACCCGGTGGGGTGGGATTCCACGCGCGTCTGTGTCGTTTACGCCTGGCGGTAGTCGTGGCGGGGGTAAGCGTTTGTTGTCGATGAAGTTCACGGGCGGTAAAGGCAAAATTGGTTTTGATTATGCGGAGCTTGCCGGGTCTAGTAAGCGTCCTGGGGCACAGTTTTCTAAAGTGTACAGTCGCGGGAGTTCTACAGGCATTCAGCACGCTATTCGAGGGCAGGGCAAAGCGTTCAATGCGGGGATAAAGGCGGCGGTCAGTATCAAGGGTAAGGCCGGATATTTTGCGTTCGATTCTGCACTAAAAAAGCATGGGCGCATTGAGGGTTTGGGCAAGCGTGCGATTGACGACTATATGCGGGATGCGTCTAGAGAACTGCAAAAAGTGAGGGCTATCTGATGGCTATCTTTATCCCGTTGGTTACTAAGTTTGATCCGAAGGGGTTGCAGGGTGCGCAGCGGGCGCTAGCTAATTTTCAGAATTTTGCGGTGGATGTGGGGCGGGTTGCTGCTGCTGCTATCTCTGCTGTTGCTGTTGCTTCTGTGAAGGAGGCTGCACAGTTTGAAACTACCTTTGCAAAGATTCAAGGTTTGGTTGGGCTTACCGCCGATGAGATAGGTGACCTGGAGGATGCCGCTAGGAGGTTAGGCCCACAGTTTGGTAAGTCTGGTAATGAGGCTGCCGATGCTTTGTTCTTTATCACCTCTGCTGGTTTGCGTGGGGGAACCGCTGTGGATGTCCTTGAGGCGTCACTAAAGGGTGCTGCTATTGGTTTGGGCGATGTTGGCAGTATTGCTAACGCTGCGACCGCCGCGATGAACACTTATGGGGAGTCAAACCTTTCTGGCACTGACGCTGTGGAGGCGTTGGCTGAGGCGGTCA